TCTCCATAAACTGCATCTAATTTTATCCAGTTAATTCTTGGCTCTAAAAGATCTGGCGGAAAGTAAGCAGTTTTATCTTTATCAACTAGTTGTACATTATAGATATAACCAGTACCATCAGACACAGGTAAACCTTTAACAACTACTTGAATATCTTTACGAATATCTGGTGCTAACCTATCACCTTCTACAAACCAATCTGTATTTAACTTAATTGGAAATTCTGTAGTTTGAATACCTGGAGTAGCTATTCCTGGAACTAAATTCTCAAGAGCTTGAGCTTTAATTTCCCCAGTACCTTTTAATCTCCACTTAAATTCATCTGTGTCAATCATTCTGACACGTCCATTGCCTTGTAGCCAATCTTGAAGTGGAGTTCTTTTTTCAACCAATGAAGGAGATGACTCTGCAAGATATTTTAATACAGGCTCTGTTAAATCAGTCCAAGGTTGTACTTTGTTGTGCGTTCTTAATAGAACGTTTTCTGAGGCATAATTTGCCCAGTTTAAATGTTTTGTTGATTCTTCGTGAATCTTAAATTGTGAAACTAATGGTCTCATAGTAGTTTAATTAGCGTTTAAAGCTATTTACTAAATTATCAAAATTTGATTTCCGTTCTTTATTTTCTTTAGGAGGTTTTGATCTGTTTAATACCGAAAAAAGGTTTTCTGCTTCTTCTTCTTTACCTTCTTGTTTGGCAAAATCAAAGTTGGAACCTTTCATTAACCATAATGCCATCCCTAAAACCTTTTCTCTATCTCTATTCATCTCATTTTGTAAGACTTGAAACTTAGTTGCTCTAACCCTTACATCTTTTCCAACTTCGTTCTTTACAGTAACTATTTCTGTTGGAGTGAATAACATATCATACAAATCTTTTTGATCCTTTTTAGAGATTTTTATACCTGAAATTTCACCTTTACCAATTATTTTTTTGACATCAGTTACATATTCATTATAAACTTGTTGCTCATACTCAGCTTGTTGCCTTTGAGCCTCTCTGTAATTCTCTAAATAATCATTTTCAGCTTTCTGAAAATTCTTAAGAGCTGTTTCTGCTCTTTGTTTTCCCTTTCCTTTATCTAAAATTGAAGATACAAGATCTTCTATTTCATCATCAGGTAAACCTTTTTGTTTAAGTTCCTGAGTAATTAATATCTTTTGGTCAGATTCTTCATCTGGGTTAAGTACTAATAGATCTTTAAATTCCATAGCACTCTTAACAGCTTGAGGGTCTCCCCCTTCTATAAGAAACTTAACATACTTTTCAGCTTCTCCAGCAGCCGCAGCTAATCTATCTACTTCCTGTTTAAGCTTAATTTCAGAATTTTTTCCATACAGCCTTCTTAAAGTATCTGTATCTAAATCCTTTGGAATGTCCTTTTTATCTAATTCAAACATTCCATTTTCAATCTCTAATAGAGCAATTCTGGCAGCTTCTGAGTAATCTTTATACTCATCTTCTTCAGTTTCCTCTTCTGGAGTTTCTTCTGGAGTTTCTTCTATAACATCCTCCTCGTCATTCTCTACTTTAGTGAACTCTTCTTTCTTAAAAACTGTTTCTTCAACTTTAAGATCTTCGTCTTCTTGGATTTCTCCAAGGTTTACACTAAAAGCAGGAGGGACCTGGTAGAATTTTTCTTCGGGCATACAAAATTATATTTATAATCGTTAACAAAAAAATAATTAATGGTTTTTACATAAAAAAAAAGTTCAGAACTATAGCTATTTATTTGAAGAGCTTTTCTGTTTTCTTTTAATTTGTAACTCTTTTTCTTTAATTTCAACTTCTTTTTGGAGTTTTTTCATTTGAAACTCTTTATCATTTTTAGCTTGTTCTAATTCTAATTTTACCTTTTCATCAGAACTTTTAGCTTTTATTTCTAAATCTATCCTTTTAAGATCTAATTCAAGAATCTTTAACTCATGTTCTTTTTCAAGCTTCATTGTGTCAAACTCAATTCTTAATTGCTCTAAAGCTATGTCATCAGATTTACCATCTGCATCAATATCTTTCTGTTGTGCAAATCTTGTAGATTCAATTTGGGATTGTCTTTCTCTGGACATTAACTCATTGGATTGCTTTAACAACTCAAAATCTTGTTGCATTTTTTGCATTTGTTGTTGCATTTCAGCTTGAGCTTGCATTTGCTGTTGCTCAGCTTGTTGAGCTTCTTGTCTCATTTTAGCATTTCTTTCTTCAGCATTTTCTGCAATATTCATTATATCTGCTCCTGATTTAGCCCATTGTAATCTGATTAATTCAGGGAATGATATTAGACCATTCTGAATCATTGCTTGAGCTTGTTGTTTGACTTGAAGTATGTTTTCAAAATCTTGAGAAGAGTTTCTAACCTTAACCCCAAGATCCAATCTGTTTAACATCTCATAGTCCAACTCTAGTTCTGCAATTGACATATCATCTAAGATATAAGATCTCATTGGGGCATTTTCTTTAAATGCCACCCTTGCACAATTAACTAAAGTATTTAAGAGGTTTTCCACAACTTTATTGTGCATATTGAATACATCATATGTTTGATATGAAGATTGTACAATATTCTGTTGGTTATTAGAAACTGACACAGAAGGGGCTTGCATACCTAATCTTGAAGGATTATAAGACATAGATAATGATATCTGATTTCTTATAAATTCTAAGTATTGAAGTTTACCTGCTAAGTCATTTACTGTAGATAAATCTATTCCTTTAAATATCTGAGCATCTGCTGGAGTAACTCCTTCAGCTTGTAAATCAACAGGAATTATTTTACCATATTTTGCCATTAAGATGTATTTCTGCCAACTCCAATCTTTAGGTTTAGCGTGGAAAGAAGTAAGAAACACTTTACCCATATCAGCGGCTTCCATCTCATGAATTTTAGCCATCTGTAAATTAAACTTATACTGCCAAGGTTTTGCTAAATCCATTGGAGCTACATTCTCAGTATTATTCATTAACTTTGAATACTCAGCTCCTATATAAGGAAGTTTAACATCCCAAGGATTATCTAAAGATCTATATTGATATGGAACTGGACCTATATCTAAATAGATATCATCATCTATTTTTACTCCTTGCCAAACCTCTGGTACCCATGCATCTTTTTGTGAAATATCTCCTTTTAAAGGATTGAAAGTATAAGACTCATCTACCCAGAAATGTTTCTTTTCATTATTCTCTACTCTACATATTCTTTTTAATCTTCTTAAGGCTTTCCAAGTAACATGTGTATATCTTATTTCCCCACCTTTCTTTGAAACAGAATAATCTTGAAATAAATTTCTTAAATCTTCTTGTCCCTCTCTATTTAATACATTTCTAATATTTTCTAACCTTGAAGGATTCCTATAAATATTATCATCTATAACTTTTTCACCAAAATCTCCACTAGCATAGGCATCAAGTTTATCCTTGATTGTAATTTTATTACCTATCTCATCTCCATGCCAATTGTAAATATCAGAAAGTAAAACATACTGTTCATATTTAGCTGCAATAGAATCCTCAATAAAAAAAGAATTTGGTCTAGATACATGATAAAATCCCATTGGGTCCACTAGTTCTATAAATGGCATATTATGTCTTACACCAACTCTATAAATTTCTTCACCTGTAATTATAGCATGTTTAAATCCTTCATCTGTAGTAAACTTAATATCTAAATAATCCATTAAGAAATCTAAAAGTTTTTGTGCTTGAGATTCTTGAGGAGACTTGTAATCTTTTCTCATATACTCCTCAATCTCTTTAGGAGTAGAAAATTTTATTCTTTGATCAATTTCTTGAGAAGCTTGTTGTTGTTGTTCAGGTGATAGAGCATATGGATCTTGAATCCCTGCCTCCATCATATACTGTTGAGTTACTTGTAATTTTAAAGGCTCAATAATTTTTTGTTGTATAAAATCTTGGTATAAAGAAATTTTCTTTCTCTTTTTATCATTAAGAGTATATCCAGAAGAATCAAAAGCCATAGCATTCAAAGGTCTTAATTGTTGCTCTCCAACTAATGCTTTTGCAATTTGATCTATAATAGGATGATGCTGGATACCTTCATATCCTGCCATAATACCTTCTTCTGCAAGAATTCTATCATTTTCACTTTTACCATAATCTTTCATTGCTTTTTCACCATGACCATTATATAGGTCATAATTCATTTGCAATCTCTTTAATCTATTTTTATCTCTATATGGTAAATATAGACTATCAACGTAATCCATACATTGCTTAGCCCATTCATAATCATTTGCTTTTTTCTGTTTCCAGCTTATTCTTTTTGAAAGAACATCAGATTCAATTTTTCTCATGAGAACCAGGGGTTTTTTGTAGGGGAACTAATAACATGCTTAAAATATTTATTTAAGTCATCATATGGGGTATTTTTAGTATCTTCTTCTTTAAATATAACATCTCTTTCTTGTGAAAGCCATAGTACTAATAATTTTAAAGAAGATATGTGGTCAAAGTTTTTGTCTCTTTCGTAAGAAACTAATTCTCTGATTAATCTTAAGGAATATAATTTGTTTAAATTTAAAAGAAGTTTATCATCTTCTTTTTTCCAAGGTTCAAGTAACCATTGTCTTATTAATTGTTCGCAGTGTGTGTTCAATGGTTTAGACATTGTAACTCCATATTCATATTTTCTTGAATATGAAGTCATTCCTTTTTCTATTGCTTCATAAGGTGACATTTGCAATTTATGAACATAACCATTCATTTTGCAATAATTTATAAAACCAGGGATGTTATTCTCAACTAATATCATTGCATTATAATAATGTGCAATTTTTAAAACTAAATCATGTATGTCATCTACCTTATCATATCTTCCAATATACTCTGCAACAACCCCATCTTGAATTCCTGAATTCCAAGATTCAGATAAACCTTTATATACAAGCACAGAAGCTAATGATGTTCCTCCGTTATCATCTTTAACAGGGTCATATACAACTTTATATAAAGACTTTCTATAAGTAGGATTAGGAATTAAATCAGGAGGATGCTCATAAACAACCACTGCTCCAGTAATATTATGCTTATACTGATCAAGATTCATAGTTTGTATAACCCTATGAGTTCTTTTAGAAGATAGATCTTCTTTCCATCTAACAGTTTTCTTTTCAGTATCTGCCCATTCTATATCTCCTATAGATGCATATAATTCAAATAAATTTCTAGTTTCAATTTCAGCTTCTCTTTCTCTAAGTTTTGCTGTAGGGAAAAGATTAGCAGTTGCAGATAAAAACATTTCTGATGGCACCAATGGTCTTCCCATAATATAACCATCAATTGCTGCAGAAGAAGAAGCTTTTTCTTTTAATTTTCTATTTATCAATTCTTGTTGTAAAGCTGCTTCTAAATCTGTATTTCCATTTTTATCTTTAAAAGATGTATCTGTATAATAAGCTGGGATAAATAAACCTATAGGTTTAGATCTATGTTCCCAAAGGTCTGGGTAAGCAAGAAAATCATATGCTTCTGGATCTTCAAATATTATTTTAGATTCTACAATCTTTTCTATAGAACCCCCTGTACCTAAATAGAAATTTAAACCAGTTCTATTTTTTCTTATTAATGCCATCTCATTAGAAGAATGGGTTTGCAAAAGATTATCAAATAATCCCACCTCTTCTAATATAATAATGTTAGGCCTAAATCCAACTCCTGCTTCTGGATTATCCCCATATGCAACATGAAGTAATTTAGTACCAGTACCTTTATTTAACCATATTTTACCTTCTTGTACTTTATATTCATGTCTATAAGGAGAGTCAACATTATTAGGAGAAGTTTTACCAATTGAGTTATTAAAAAAATAACCGGGAATAAAATCTTTTCCTTTTCCCCAAGAACCAACTTTGGTTTTTAAGTGCTCTTGTATGTTTAAGAATTTCTTTACTAATTCTGCAGACTTAGAAGATTGCGC